TGCTTTTATAATTTTAAATCCAGCTTCTTGACCTGTAACTAAAATAGTTTTCATTTCATGAATTGGTATAGCTCTAACATCTTCAAAACCAAAAGGATTAATATGTTGAATATTTATTGTATTATTATTTATAGTATTATTATTTATAGTATTATTTATATTATTAGTATTATTTGTAGTATTATTATTAGTTGTATTATTTATAAGAGTTGGAATTTGAGATGTTGTAGAATTTGGAATAGTGTTATCTTCAATTACTGAATTCAAATTTAATTTTCTATTTTTCATACATTTTGATACTCTATTATGTTTATATAATGATGTATTGTATTTAAAACTTTTATTACAAGTAGTACATAAAAATAATTGTTCTATATTTACATTATATGTTAAAATATAATTAGCAATATATTCATCTGTAGAAATACATCTCACTGATGTTTTTAAATGTCTTTTAAGTAATGATAAATATTTAAAATCATAATTACATTTTGGACAAATTTTAGAACTCATTTCTAGATAGTTATATTAACTAATTTTATATTAACTAATTTTATATTAAATACTTTTATATTGTATATTTTTATATTTTATATTTTATATTATTACTATATATAAATATTTTATTTTTAAACTTAACAAATTTTTAAATTTATTGTTAAGTTATAAATATATATATTTAAATATATTATTATATTTCTATCTTGAATTTTGGACAACAAATTGGACAAGATGATGGTTTTGTTGTCCATTTGTATGTCTTTATAAATCTTAATAACAAGGGTAATACTATATATAGTTGATAAAGTTGATAAATTTTTTGTTCGTTTTGATATATGATATTATTTATTATATGCGCGTAAAACAATGTTTTGTGTCCATTTTTTCACGAGAGGGGAAGGTTTTGAAAAAATAAAAAAAAAAATTTTTTATAAAAATATTTAAAAATTTATAAAATATTTTAATTATTATTATTTTATAATAGTTTGAGTTTCATTACAATTTATATTTCGTTGATGTCGGAAGAGAGAACATTTTTGTTTAAAATCTTTATTACATTTATTACATTTATTTTCATTTATGATTAAAGTTGGATTAAAAAATAAATTTATTTCTTTTTCATTTAATAAACAATGATATGAAGTTTTAAAATGTGTTTTTAGCATACTTGGATATTTAAAAGTATGATTACATTTTGGACAAATCTTTTTATCATCTTTTTTCTCCTCTTTAACTTTCCCAGCCGCCTCCTTAACTTTCCCAGCCTCCTTCTTAACCTTCCCAGCCTCCTCCTTAACCTTTCCAACTGCATCCTTAACTTTCCCAGCCACCTCCTTAACTTTCCCAGCCGTCTCCTTAACTTTCCCAGCCGCCTCCTTAACCTTTCCAGCCTCCTCTTCCTCTTTCATCATTTTATCAATAAATTTAAATATTTCTCTAATCATAGTATTCTTATCGCCTTCAAAATATTCACTACCATATTCTAATTTTTGTATAAATTTATCCTTAAATAATGATAATAATTGTTTTTCATAGAGTATAGAATTTATACAATTTATCATACAAATAATTTTGGATCCTTTAGGATATTGCTTAATTCTGTTATCTAGGTTATGGCTTCTACCAACTTTGAATATAGGCTGATTAGTATTATAAAATTCTCTAGTATGAATCATGTATAAACCTTCACTACAATCCATTTTAAGATTATGTATATGTATATTACAAACAAGCTGTCCCGAAGGGTATTTTTGGTGCGGCTTTTTTATAAAAAGCTGCTTTTATATCTCTAAGTAAAAATATTTTCATGTGATTAAAAATTGATTTAAAAGGAACATAAATATATTATAATATAATCTAAAATAGTAATTTTAATCAATACAAGTCCAGAAGTAAAAATGTCAGAGGTTATTAATTATAATAAGGTTTCCTTTGAATTGGTAGCAACATCAGATGAAATCGTATCTGGATACATTAATCCATTTAATAAAGTAAATAAATTATTAACTAAAAATGTGGTACAAAATATATTAAAGAAATATGGTGTTTTCCAGAATATAAATAATTTGGAATTATATCAGGATGCTATGGTACATGAAAGTTATACTATTTCTAAAATTAAGGAAGTTTGTTCCCGTGATAATATGAAAATTGTTAAGAATCCCGATGGATGTGTTTTATTGCGGGAGCGATCATATGAGCGCCTAGAATTCCTAGGTGATGCCGTAATTGAAAATATTATAGTAAGTTATTTATATAGACGTTATCCAGATCAGCGGGAGGGTTTCCTTTCTACTATGAAGATGAATTTAGTTAATCGTATAACTCTGGGCCACCTTTCAAAGGTTATTGGATTACATGATTATTTGATTATTGGTAGAACATTAGATGATTTACAAAATGCTCGAGATGAGGATAAAATTCTTTGTGATATTTTTGAAGCTTTTATTGCTGCTATATATCTTGATTTTAATAATGATAAACATGGTTTTTTGAGTTCCTTTATGTCTGGAGCAGGTTATCAAGTTACCGAGCTCTTTTTAATTAATCTTATAGAAGATGAGGCTAGTCAGGTTGATATGACAACTTTTATTCTGGATGATAGAAATTATAAAAATAAAATTATTAAATTGATTAAAAGGATTAATAAATATAATCCTATATTTAAAGTTATTAAGAATGATGTATCTAGAACAGGTGAAACTATTATTACTATGAATTTAATTAATCCTAATAATAAAGAGGTAATTAGTGAAGGTAAAGGTAAAGATATAAAAAAAGCAGAACAAGATACAAGTAAAAATGCCCTTATTAAAATGGGCTATTTCAAGAATTGATTTGAATTAATTTAAATTAGGCTTGTGATATTTTACAAATATCAATAATTTCACTTATTAATTTTTTTTTAAGATTTTCATTATTTACTGTAAAATTATTAATTTTAATAGCAATAATATTCCATTTATACTTGAATATATTTAATGAATTCTTTAGTAACTCCAGAATCCAAGGATAAAATTCAGCTTGGAATCGAGCATCTAGAATGTCATATTTAATAGTTATATTTAACATATCATTTTGATTATTACATAATGGATAAAATGTTAATTCTTTATTAATATAATTCCAATCATATCTAAAATTAGGTACTGGAATGGATGTATTAGTAACATAGCTCTTAAAATCAATATTATATATCTTATTATTTATTAAATCTTCCAAAAATAAATCTTCTGTATTATCATTTTTTTGAGCTTTATGTGAAACATTTCTAGATGATGAAGCTACTGGAGCTGATGATCTTACTGGAATAATAGGAGCTTTTCTATTAACTCTAGATTCAGCAATTGAGCTCGTATTTCGTTGAGAATTTATACTTGCGATTCTAGCTTCTTCTTTCTTTTGTATATCTTCATTATGGTCTTTAATTTTACTATAATTTGCTTTAATATCAATACTACATGTTGAACATTTATTAAATTCTGATGCAATTTTTATAAAGCATTCTTTACAATATATAGCTGTACATTGACAACATTTAATAGTTATTTTATTATCATCACAACATATAAGGCATTCACCTTTTGTTTTTATATTTATGAATAATGATAATATATTACCTGATTCTGATGTACTTATTTGTCTAGCATTTTGCTGATTAGAATCATAATTAATTGATTGTTCGAGTATTCTTTCAAATTCTGCATCATTACTCATTATATGATTTATATGATAATATATAATTATTTATATAATTAGAATTTTCTTATGGTATTATTTTCAATTTTTTTAGAGTATAAAATAATATTAACATAAAGGATACTATATATTTATTACTTAGAAGTATCAATTTTATATCTGGATACATATACTATATATAGTATATAGTATATAGTATATAGTATATAATGATTACTATAGATATTAGAGGTGGATTGGGTAATCAATTATTCCAGATATTTACATTAATTTCATATTCATATAATAATAATTTGCCTTATTTTTTTGAAGATAAAGATGTATTACGTGATAATAAAAAATTAGATTATTGGAATACTATATTTAAATATTTAAAAGATATATCTACATTTAAAAAACTTACAAATGAAAAACAAATATTATTAAAAGAAGCTGAATTTCATTATACACCATTGCAATTACCATTACCAGATGAATCGAAAGAAATACATAAGCTATTTGGTTATTATCAATCCTATAAGTATTTTGATATGAATAAAGATTATTTATTTAATCTATTAAATCTAGAAACTATTAAAAATGAGGTAAAACTTAAAATGTTATCTTCTAATATAGAAATTGATTATTCTAATACTGTTTCACTTCATTTTAGAGTAGGTGATTATGCTAAATTACAAGAATATCATCCTCTTATGCCTATACAATATTATATAAAGGCTCTAGAAACATTAATAGAAGATACTGGTAAAAATGATTGGAATGTATTATATTTTTTTGAGAAAGGTGATATATTATATGTAAATGAACAAATTAATATGATTAAATCTAATTCTAGAATATTAGATGAATTATTATTTATTCCATTTACAGAAAATAATAATGATTCTACGATTATAATAGATGATTGGGAAGAAATGATAATTATGTCTTTATGTCATCATAATATTATTGCAAATAGTACATTTAGCTGGTGGGCGGCATATATGAATAAATGTAAATATAATTGTGATAGTAATGATACTTTAATTTATTATCCCGCAAAATGGTTTGGATATAGAATTGGAAATGTAAAAATGGATGATTTATTTCAAGAAAAATGGAAGAAAATATGTTTTTAAAGTTAATAATAAATTCAATCAATATCATTATGTATAGTATAACAACGTTCAATGTATGGATTGTCATTAAATCTATATTTACTTTGATATTGATAGTATAGAATACTAAATACAGCTTGGTCTTGCCGATGATTACTACGACTGGAACCTTCTGGTGCAATACAATCTTTTATAAGAGCTAATTTATAAAATTCTTTTATAAATTCTTTAACCCAATCTATTGTAGAATTAAAACCCATACATGCAGCATTTCTATTTATTCTATGATATAAACCTAGATCGCATTTCATATATTCTAGTGTTTTAGGATAAGACCAATATTTAATATCTCCAGAACTATAATTACTATATATACCATTTTGCAATATATATTCATTCATTTTATCTAATTTTCTTATTAATTTATTACCAGAATCCATCCATAATATTGTTTCATTATTATATTCTTGATATGTATCATAAATACATACTGGTTTCCAGGCATATTCACCTGCATTTATATTAATATTAAGATAGGAAGGGTATTTTGAATAATCAAATACTTTATATATTATATGAGATTGTGTAAATTTTTCCTTTAATTCACACCATTTATCTTCTGTTATATCTAAATTATAAATAACTAATGTAATGGTTTCAGTATCTGAAAATTTATTATTTGGATAAAAACAAAGAATTGAATTTATAAATTGAATTAATGATTTATAATGATTGTTACTAGCTCCAGATACAATTATCATTTTTAATAAGTATATGTATATGTATATGTATATGTATAAGTATAATTATGATTTTTATATATATTTTATATGTTTATCTTTATATATATTTTATATGTTTATTTTTTTATATTTTCATCTTTATTTATAAACGTAAGTATATACATATTCTAAAATCGGATTTCACCTTCATTTGGTCTATTTGGCATATCTAAAAGTCTATCTGGAATAGGTGATAAATCAATATCTTTATTGGTTACTAAGTCTTTTCTCAAATAAGTACATTCAATTACATTTGGAACTGTAACATTATTAAATGATGTTGTACCACAGCAACTATTAGGATGTAAATGTATTAAATAATGTGTTTCATTTAATTTTTTTATTAAATTTATTTTATTTTCTACCGGCATTGGATAAGATAAATTTGCAAATAAATCACGAGAATAAGTAAAAGGAAAATGAATTTCCATAACAATTTGACTAAATTTATTAATATTATCTGTACTTATTGATTCTAGCCATTGATATTCATTAGTTTCTATATCCATTTTTAAAAATAAATTATTTTTATTTTTAATGTATTCACTTAGATTTGTTGTTGTTTCTGTATTGGATTTTGTAATATTCTTTTTTATAAATTTAATTTTATTATGACTATCAGATGGTAAATTATCAATAGTGCCATCAAAAGCAATACAATCAATATCATATTTATTAATAAAATGATTTTCAAATGTAACATCTGTTGATATACCACAAGCAATTAACATATCATATTGTAATCCATCGGCAATAATATATCCTCCGTCATATTCAGATCCTAATCTTATCTTATTATATTCAGTTTTATATCTAGTTAAAAAATCGATTGAGTTTGCCATTTTGTATATCGTTTATTATATTTAAAATATGTAATTATATATTGTAATAAACGCTATATAAATATATATATATATAAATATATATAAATATATATAAATATATATAAATATATATAAATATATATAAATATATAATATTTTTAAAAATGACTTCAATTACAATATTAGGTTCATGTCGCCAAGATTCCCTTTATAATAATTATAGAATTACAAGTCTTAAAAATAATATTTCATATCCACATTATAGTAAGGAAATATTACAATTAATTAATTTTTGTCTTAATAATAATATTCCAGAAGAAGAAACTAAATATATTTTTAGAAGTGCAATATTATCTAATAGTACTATAAAGTGGTCTGAAAGTTTAAAAAATGAGGTTTTAAATACAGATGTTTTTATTATAGAAATAGCTAGTAGAATATCATACTCATATAATGATAAATATGTACATCACATTTTATATGATGATACTAAATATAATAATAATTATAAAAATAAAATAATAGTACGTGATTTAACAGATGAAGAAATAGAGAATGACATAGATGAATTATGTAAGATATTAAATAATAGAAATAATATAAAAAAAAATAATATTATAATAGTTGGTCATATTGTTACAAAACCTTCTGGTAAAAGATATGATCTATTATGTTTATTAGAAAATATTTGTAATAAAAAAAATATACCATTTATAAATCCTGTTAAAGAAATAACAAAAAGAGGTAATAGGATTCTAGATTTAGTTAATACTAATGAACATCATATTAATCATTATAATGATAGAGGACACAGTATAATAGGAAATATATATAGAGATTTTATTGATAAAATTAAGGTATAATAGGTTCTATATGTTTTTTCATATGATTTCATTGATATTGTTTTATATTTTTTCATATTATTCATATTATTCATATTTTTATTAGTTTAACATTAGTAATTATATTTGCTGTTTTAATAAATCCAGATATCCATCCATATATACTAAAATGTTTAATCTCTTTTACTTTCAATAATATCATAAATTCAAATAATGTATCTTCAATATCATTTTCATGATCTTTATATCCAAGATGAATTATTTTTGTATTAAAAGCAAATGCTTTTTCTTTATCAACTAATATATTTTTAAATTCATTATTATCGCTCATTAGTATTTGTTTTTCTTCTTTATGATTTTTATAAATATTAATACAAGATTTTATTAATTCATTATTTATATTTTTTCTTACTAAATAATCACCCCTAATCTAAAATGAATAACACTATATTCTTCTATACATAGACCTAATATTTTATTATCAATATAAGTTTGAAATTGTTCATTTGGTGTGAATAAGTCTTTTAAAAATGCTTTACAATCATCATCTATATTTTCCTTATAGTCATCGTTTGTAAATAAATATGTAATATTATCACTATGATCTATTATATAAGCTTTACTATTACCAGGATAAATAAAAGGTATTTTATCTTTGGCATCTTTGATGAGATCTAGATATTTATGATCTCTTTGCTTTAAATATTTTGATACAGGATGGTGTTGTATATCAACAATAAATTCATAATTTAATTCTTTACAAATATAGTATACACATATTAATCCTCTAATAGTATCACCTATTCCCCAAAAACCATTTACATTATCAGATTTAACATTACATACATTTGTTGTCCATACAAATATAACAGTTTTCATTTTATGTAATTATCTAAATATATATTTATGTAATTATGTAATTATGTTTTATATTTATATTTATATTTATATTTATATTTATATTTATATTTATATTTATATTTATATTTACTATTAAACTTAAAAGTATTTTTGCGATTAGGATATAGTAAACATTTGAGTATATTATAGCGTATTATAAAATGAATAATATGAATGAAATAGATAATATGGAAGCTGAGCCATATACAATTCAATATATTGATTTTATATTTAATTATTGTTCTAAAACATTTAGATTATCTATAGAATATTTAAGAGAAAAAAGTATTAAAACTGATATTCATAATAATAAGCATAGGAAATTAAAAACTATATTAAAAGATGAATGTTTGAAATATGATATTGTTTTATATGAGGACAATTTAGTACTGGTAGACTTAAATGCAAATAGTATAATAGAAACAGTTAATGATTTAATTAATTATAAAACTAAAATATGTAAAATATTAATTATACCGATAAAATGTGAAGAACATTAGTTATGAAATTATAAAATTATGAAATTATAAAATTATGAAATTATGAAATTATGTAATTATGTAATTATGAAATTATGTGATTATTATTTAATGTTTCTTGGTATGTTTCTTGGTATGTTTCTTGCTATGTTTCTTGCTATGTGATTTCATTGATTTCATTGACCTCATAACACCTTTAGATGAACGTTTAAAGGACTTCATACGTCCAGAGGATTTATGAGTCTTAGGGCATTTTTCAGTAGGAATACGTACGGCTGTAACAACACTATCATATTCACGAGAGAATTTACCGGCAATTACAACAGGTTCCTTTTTCTTTACACGTTTTGCTTTATAACCATATAATTTATGTTTGGAACCTTGAGTAGTTTCACGCATTTCAATATAAATACTGCATGCTCCACGAATCCTTTTAGCATGACAGAGTTCAGTTAATGCTTTCATTGCAGCACGGGCGGCGCTCCTACTTGTAAAGCGACCAGTGTAATCTTTATGAGAGAACTTAGTAGGACAACCATCTACATGATAAGCATTATTAATAGTAAATGTACGAAGAGCTGATGATTTAGTTGAGGGCATTTTTAATCACAATAAATAATTATGTATTTATTTATATTTAATGTAATAGATATATTAATGTTTTGATGTTTTGATGTTTTGATATTTAATTATTATTATATTATTAGATAATTATATTTTTGGAATTAGATTTTATAAATTAGATTTTATAAATTAGATAAATATATCATAATATTATAAATATCTATATATCTATATATCTATATATCTATCTAGATACAATAATGTTTCCTATTATAATATTTATAATACTTTTTTTAATATTACTATATCTTTATTATTATGTAAAAATAGAATCATTTGATAGTAGCGATACCGAAACTACAAATGCAAAAACAACTATACCGCAAACTACTATACCTACTTTAACTATGAGTAGTCAAATTATGTTAGGTATATCTACTACACTTGGAATATCACAAAGGCGTATTTCTAATTTATCATATATAGGTGATGTATCAACAGGTACTCTAAGTGTATCATTTACTATTCTAGAGCCTAATATTATTGAATTTTCTAAAAAAGAACCTAATGCTAGTGATGCTGCTAAAATGGCTAATAATCTTTTTACTGATTCATTATTTGTTGTTAATATTAATGATAAAAATATTAATTTAAATAAAATTAATCAATCTTCAGTTAATAATATTAATAATAATGTATTTGATAATACTGGACTGAAAGATATAGCAAATTATGCTAATAATAAATATATTTCTGTACCAAATGAATCATCTTTAACTAATTTTTATAAATTAGATTTTGATAAAAATTTCAATATAATTCCAACTATATCAGCATAGTAAATGCATATTGCAAAAGCATATTGCAAAAGCATAACCTAATACAAACTACTATAGTCTGGTATATGTGAATGTCTTTCTTTCCAAGGTCGACTCATTGCTATTTCTTCTGGAAAGTAATCACTAGTAATATCGCGCATTTCTCTATCTAACCCAGTATCAATATCAGTTTTTGCTAGAATATTATTGCGCCACTTAAATAATGTTAATTCATCTTGATATATTTTTTTCTGATCTTGATCAGTTTCTGCATCATATAAAGATTTAACACCTTTTATTTCTTTTTCATCATCTAATGATCTCCTTTTTCCTTCTTGTACAAGTACATCACCTCTCCAATAATATTCTCTTTTCTTATTATATTGTAGAGGTTTGAATTGCGCATAGTAAGGTGTATCCAGAGTATCATTTGAATCGGGCTTATATACCATTAGTGAATTCTTCTTATTAGGATATGCTTTACAATTTATAGCTATAGTTTTAGAAATATCCTTTTCTTCAGGATCAGTTCTTATACTAACAAATGATTCTTGCTTATTTGTATCTAGCGATGTGAAAAATTCTTCTGTCATCTTTGTAAATGTTTTATAGGTCTCATACACAAATATACAAACAATTATAAATAATAGGGATTTGATTATCATTATTTATTATTATGTATATATATCAAATATGTATATCAAATATGTATATCAAATATGTATATCAAATATATATCAATTAGTTATACCTATACATATATATATATTATTTATGATATATATTTTATAATTTTTTACTATCGCAAAATATTGATAGAATAAAATAAGAATAATTATTAAATATCAATAATAACTATATAGTAATTATATAGTAATTATATAGTAATTATATATCAATTGTATAGTAAGGATAATATATAATAATAAATAATCATGGGTAATGTTAAGTCGAATCCTTTACCTGAACCTGAACCTGAACTTACATTACCACCTGAAGCTACATTACCACCTGAAGCTACAGCAGCAGAAGAAATAGATGATACAGGGCCTAGTGTAGCACCTAATATTGGTCTCAAAACAACGGGACTTTGGAGCTTTGACCGTAGTAATGATTGGTCAAAATACTATCCTAAATGTGATAAAAATGCACCTCTTACTGCGCCATTAAATATAGATACTAGCCTAGTTGCACCGTGTAATGCGCTTTGCCGGCTTTCAGTTAAATATGAACCTACTACTTGTAGTATTAGTATGGTTAATAATATTCCAACTGTTACATTTTCTCCTAATTGTATTGTAAAATTCAAGGATGATTTCCTATATCTTCGTAAAATGACTATTCATTATACTAGCATGCATACAGTTAATAATACATATTCCGATCTTGAAATTATGCTCTACCATAATAGGAATCCTATTAATGATTCCGATGGAGGTATTATACTTTCAATATTATTAAATAAGGGTGAAGACTATGGAACTGCAAATGAATTCCTCAATGAATTTATTAATCAGATGCCTGCGAATGAAATGCCTATTGAAAAAGATGTTCAAGTTAGTGATAGTTGGTGCCCTGATCAGTTATTTCCTTCTTCGAAATCATTTTTCTATTATGATGGAGCCTTACCATATCCTCCTTGTAATCAAAATTGGACATTTATAATCTTCGAAGAAATTGTACCTATATCGATGAATATTATTGATACTGTTAAATATATGCTGGGAACTAATAAAAAGAATATTAGACCTATACAAAAAACTCCCAAAGGTGTTACAGTATTTTATAATTCTAATACACAATTTGATGGCGTGCAAGATATGAGCAGCGCTGCAGTCAGTGCTGCAATAACACCAGTTACAACTACACCGGCAGCTTTAAATTTAGGATCAAAATCATGGTTAAAGCAAAATATATATTATATAAAAGGTATAGTAATTACAATTATTTTAATATTAATGGTTTATGTTGCAATTAAATTTGCTAAAATTATTGTAGAAAATGATTTATTAAATAGTTTTATTATAAGGCAACTTAAGAAAAAACAAGGATTAGAATATTCTAAAAGTCAATCAGATATGGCTACTCAACAGGCCGCTGAATATGGAGGTGTAGCTCCTGTTGAAGCACCACCTCCTAATAACAATAATAATAATAATAATGATAATAATTAATTTGTTTGGTAATCTTAAAGATTTAATTTATTTATAATTTGTTTATTATTTTTTTATTTTTTAGTTTGTGTATAAAATATAATTAAAAATATAATTATAAAATAATATATTAGTAATATAATAATATAGTAAATAATAAATATCTTCAACTAATCAACTATTATAAATTTAATTATTATTAAAAATGAATATTGATAATAGTTCTTGTTATAAAACCAGCGATAACAAGAAAATTGGATGTCCCGCCCGCATGTCAGATTCTAGGTCATTTACGGATCACCGTAGCAGCACTTTTGTCGATGATTTAATAAGGTCCGACAACAATATTAGTAATTCTCTTCACTACCGTGTATTTCTCCAAAATAATGCCAATGCTCTCATGGACAAGCAAAGAGAAATTGCTTGCATTGCAAATTGTTGTGGTCCCTGTGAATCTTCCCGTGAAGGTTTTACTAATACTATGCTTCCAGAACAATATATGTTTGTAACTGATGGTCGTAGTGCTAAAATGGTTCTCAATGATGTAAATGGTCTTGGTACTGGTCGTCAATATTATACTTTTGATCGCCCTGATGCTAACTGTGCCGATTTACCTACTGCCTGGCCCGTTGACCAAAAGGCCAATCAATGTGCATCCCCTCTTGATAAGTTTAATTATTTAGGAGATATGAATCCTACACCTACTGGTATGCGCCAGGCTGTTCCAGGAGGCGGTATGGTTATGACCGCATAAATATATTTAAATTAATATAAATTTAATATAAATTTAAACTATCATAAATTTAATATCAGTTTTTGTTCATTTTCTTTTCTCTATTTTTCATTGTTTGAATATTTCATTTATAAAATATATAGAATATAAAACTATTCATATAAATAATTATAAATAATAAATAATAAATAATAAATAATAAATAATAAATAATAAATAATAAATAATACTAATTCTAAAACTTATCAAATATAAAATGACAACTCCAGATACAACAATACCAAATATACCTACTCCAGATACAACAATACCAAATATACCTACTCCAGATACTAAAATAAAGATTTCCCATATTAAGCATTTAGTATTATCAGGTGGTGGGTTTCTTGGTATTAGTTATATAGGATTAATAAAATATATGGAGGATAATTTGCCAAATCCAATTATAAATAATTTTAAGAGTATTACTGGATGTAGTGCTGGTGCAATGTTTGGTACTCTACTAGCTATTGGATGTACATCTGTAGAATTAGATATTATAATTAAAAATATGAATTTTAAAGAATATTTAAATATCAATGCTGAGTCAATTATAAATTTCATGAGATTAAAGGGTCTCGAATCAGGCAAAAATTTAATGAACCTCATCAAAAAGTCTATCAAAGATAAAACTGGTGATGAGAACATAACATTTAGCCAGATTCGAGAAAAGTTTAATATTAGTTTACAAATAGGAGTTACTAATCTAACAAAGTCTAAATTTGAATTAATGAATTGTAGAACGACACCAGATACTCCTATACATATAGCAATAAGAGCATCAATAGCTCTACCATTTATATTTGAACCTACTGTTATTGGGGATGATTTATTTTGTGATGGCGGGCTTCTAGATAACCTACCTATTGAAAATATAATACAACAACTAGAAAATGATACTACAATTACTCCAGACACTACTCCAGATACAATATCTAAAAAGACTATTGATGCTTCATCAATTCTTGCTATTTATCTCCTAACGCAATTTAATACAATTAATAAAGATAATTATCAATCATCATCAGTTTCCCATTATTTGAGTAGTTTAATACAAGCATTAAGTAATGAACTTATTAATAAAAAATTATTAAATATTAATATAAATAATGAAAAATATAATGAAAAACATAAACAACATAAATTAATAATTTATAAAATTCCGTGTGATGTTATGACTTTTGTAAAAATAAACGCATCCCATGAAGATATTGACAATATTATAGATATAGCTTATAATACTACAAAGTATGAATTTGAGAAATAAGAAATAGATATATTTCTAGATATATATCTCTAGTCATTAGTAACTAAATACTTTTTAAGACCTTCATACGACCTTTCACCATCATATTCAACATCAGCACCATTACCATTCAAAAGTTTTACAGTGGGAAAACCACTTACATCATATTTCTTAGAAAGGTCTTTGTATTTATCGCAATCAACCATTTCAAAACGCATTGTTTTAGATTTATGCATTTTACCATCCATAGCGGCCTTAGCTTTCTTAAAATCAGGCTTAAACTTTACACAGTGAGGACACCAATCGGCATAGAATAATGCTACAATACATTCACCAGATTTAGGAGTTAAATTAGGAGGACCATCTGTGAAATCGGACCTACTGTTCATTTTGAATTCATCTTCGTATTCAGCCTCATCCTCATCTTCATCATCAGTAAATCCTTCGCCACGATTACTCTTATACATATGGTAATAAGCTACTACAATGATTACTATAAGAATTACTAGGGCAAGAATGGCCATAGAATTTTTACCTTTACCAAAAGATAGGCTAGAATTAGAGCTTTTACTAGTATTGTTATTAGAAGGCATATTGATATTTAGTAGTATTGATAGTTTTATATTTTATTTAATTTTTTATTATTATTAAATTAGATTTTAATTTTTTTATTATATAATTAAAGTTAAAGAAAGTAGAAAGTAAATTTTTATAAAAAATATACAATCTATTAAAACAAGATGTCAAATAATAATACAATTGATCTTATTGCAGATCCTAGTATAATTCCAATTACATATCCTATTACATATCCTACTATAGATATAATTACAAATGATAAAAAAAGAAAAGATAATGATTATACTGTAGAGAATATTAAACGAATTAAAAGAATTAAACTTGAAAGTGATAGTAATACTAATCTTATTCATAGTCATACTCATCCTAAACCAAATGTTATAAAAAGAAAGTATATTAAGACAAATAAGAAAAGGAATAATAGAAAGAAGAGAAAATATAATAAAAAAAATTTGCGAAATATAAATACATATAATCATAAGATATCAAAGACAAATACAGGAAATACTAATAATTTACATGCTCCAGAACCAGATACTCACATTCCATATCATAATCATAAAGAGCCTATACCAAAACGTATAAGGGAATTAGTATGGACTACACATAATGGTGAGACATTTTCAAATAAATGCTATGTTTCCTGGTGTGATAATAAATTAAATGTATTCAATTTCCAAGTAGGACACGATATACCAGAATCTAAAGGGGGGACAATAGATATTGATAATCTTAAACCTATTTGCGGAAATTGTAATCTAAGTATGGGTAATAAATATACAATTACCGAATGGTCTAAATTAGTACTTAATAAGAAGGATAATTTTATATCTTAATCAACTATATTTTTATATAAGTATATAATAAAAATAAAATGCCTTTTATTAATAATTATAATGAATCAATGAAACTTTTAGAAGATATCGAAAAAGGAAAATGTATTGGTACTTGTAAAAGTATCTGGAGTCGTAATTTTAAATATGCTGTAAAAGCAAAATCAAATCCTTTAAAATTAAATAAACTTCAAAGAAAAATAATGACTAAAAAATTAAAAAATATTTCAGGAAGAATTACACATAGTAAAACAAAGGAAAAATTAAATAGACCTTCTCCATCTTATCCAGCAAATAATTATTGTGGTAAAACTAAAAAAGGGAATGATGGTAATATGTATATATCTAAAAAAAATAAAAATGGTATATGTAGATGGGTAAAATTATAAATAAAAAGCAGGATTTAGAAGCAGGATTTAGGAAATCCCGCGCGCAAATACCCGATGGGAAACATTTAATATTCCCCGTAGGGTACAAGGGAGCTCGAGGGGCTGAAGCCCTCGTAGAAGGATTTAGGAAATCCCGCGCGCAAATACCCGATGGGAAACATTTAATATTTCCCTTTATAAAATTCCCTCGTTAGGTACAAGGGAGCTCGAGGGGCTGAAGCCCTATTAGCTGAAGCTCTCGTAATCAGAAGTCCAATTCAATATCCTTATTAGGTTTAAATGAAAATACAGTAGTATCTTTGGGTTTTTCATCATTGGTTTTAGATTTAGTTTCCTTCTTTTTCCTCTTATTATCATTAAAGAATGGTGAATCGGGTTGACTATCCAATTCATTAACATAAAGCTGTATATCACCTCCGCGCTTCTTCAATTCATTACAATTTGTAATAACATCCCAGACTTTACACAATTGCGGTACATATTCGCCTTCAAATTTTGCCTGGTCATATAAAACTGTTTTCTCACTATAAACATCTAGTCGCCAGTATTTAGTAGCTACATTTGTATAGCCATCGGACCATAAGACCGAATTTACATCAACAATCCATTTTTCAATAACCTGCGTTTCATAAGGCATTGTCAAAGGATACATCACATATTTATTACGGATATCATCTTCTGTAATACGTTTTCGATACCATACTAGAAGTCCCTTTTCATTACCAAATTTATTAAGATTTTCCATTGGTATATTCTTATTCTTAATACGTATTTCCCAGCCAGGTCTAGATGTGTCTAGAGTATCGGCCAACATTTCCGCCAGATTCATATAAGGTTTATAGTTACTATTAGTTGTATTACAATTCGCATCAACTATTGTTGTTTCTACAAAATCGCAAACGGGGAGGACAGTTGTATATTGCTGTTGTAAAATTTGGACCATATATTCAGGTTTAACTGTGTTGTCAATTTCTCTACTATAGGGATTCTTAATTTCAAGGAGCCGGCCAAATTTTGCCTGGCATTCATATGTATCTTTATGGCATTTAGTAACTATTCCATCAGGGCTAGCACCAATACACGGTGTCGGGGAACTCAATATACCATATTCAGTAACAGATACACCATTACGGCTTTCATATATAGCTCGCGCAGTATCTTCATAAGTATTCCCATGCATCAGCGGAGGGGCATTACTATTTACATAGGATTTGAGACCAATTTTAATCTTGAGAGTATCAATGGCACGGGCCGCCCCACATTTCTTTAGGAAATAACCGGCATCACTTGCCGATATCATTGTTTCTCGTTGTTTAAACCATTCGGGGGTCTTTTGCTCTATTAGAGGTATAGCTTCAATTTCTTGGATACGCGTAGCGACATCTGGTGAATATTCTGTATTTATTAGTTTTAGTAAAAATTCATCAATTAAAGATGGTTCAATATGTAGATCTTTAGTAGCATCAATTAACATATCTTTATAACGATTTAGCGTATAAATATATTTACCATTATACATATTATTAATTACTAGATTGGATGTATTTAATCCTTTTACTATATAGAGTAATGTTTGTTCTAGATAAGGTGTTAGAGATGAGTAAGACATTTTATATATATTCTATTCTATAAATATTCTATAAATATAATATTATTTAATATTACTTTGTTTATAAATCAATTTTTAAGTTAGATATTTAGAATAGATATTTAGATTAGACATTTAGAATTGAATTTGAATAATTATATATTATGAAAATATATTTTTGGATATTTTAAGAAAAATTAACAAAAATTGAATTAAATGAGTGAATAATTGAATATTATTATTCCTGTTTATCCTGTTGATCCTATATCTAAAGATGTCTAAATTATGTTATTGTTGTACTGAGAACATGAGAGACAAGAATTTGTGGTGTTATTTTGAACCACAAATATGCTTTGATGGATGTTCACTGCGCTGGTGGCAATTCTGGAGTTGTCTAATTACTCTATGCTCTTGGTACAAAGGAGATCGGACGAATGAAACTTGCTTTTGTTGCTTAAGCGGTCTAATTGCGGATGGTATTCAAATATCAATTGATTCGTGTGATATTTGTGAGGGCCTGCCGTGTCTAACACCAGTACCGTTTTTTGGTGGTTGTGCTGTTTCAGCTCTATTCGCTAGCTTGACAACTTCCTGCGCGCCTTTTGAAGCGTCGAGGCAATTCTGTATGTGTTGCAATGACTGTAAGGGGAATCTTGCTACCATGATAAAAGAAGCCGGTGATAGAGTTATCGAACAACCAAAAATTATTGTTGGGCCTACAGTTCTGAATATGGTTGACCCATCCAATAAGTTAAGTACTACCGATGTATAAATATAAATGTGTTTTATATTTTATCTGGCCAGTAGTTTAGCAAGTATTTTTTTATTTTTGGATATTTTAGTAAAAATCAACAAAAATTGAATTTTATAAATAAATAATTAAATATTATTATTATTATTCTTATTAGTCTATTTACAATGCCTACAGAAGATGAATGTGGAGAGGCATGCAGTGAGGGCGGCGGGTGTATTATAATAGGTGGACCTATTCTTTTTGCTCTAGCTATCCCTTTGTTTCCGTTTTGGCTTATTTATAAAATGAATAATAAATGGTATCCAACAAATCTTCCTCACTACGAGGAAATGAATTGTTTTTCTCTGTGTTTGTGTAGTGGTATTGGATTAGTAAACAATATTGTTGTATTTTTTACAGTCGATTGTTGTTACGATGAAAAAGAAGATCCTAAAAAAAACCTTTTTATACACGAAAAGCCAAATATTCATTGTTATCCCTGTGAAGTATTGTATGGAAGACTCAAGGGATTGAAATGCATGAAGTGTTCTTGTTGCGCGTGTAAGAAAAGAAGTTGCGGTGAATACTGTTGCCGCGCGTGTAAGAAAGGATCTGCTAACATAAACGAGAGCGGTATCATAACAAAACAGCCTTTGGCAGGTGTAGTCTCTGCAGCTATCAAATCTTCACCTCCTGCTCCTGAAATATTTGAATTAGTTACTGTTGAGAATTGCGATGAGATACATAGTTTAAGAATGAGCCCGTTTTCTCGAGCGTAAATAATTATAATAATTCCTGTGAGTTATTATTATTTATATTTCATATTTCATAGTTCATATTTTATATTTTATCTGGCCATTAGTTTAGAAAGTATTTTTTTATTTTTGGATATTTTAGTAAAAATCAACAAAAATTGAATTTTATAAATAAATAATTAAAT